TCAACACGAGCATTTTCTCCATCTGATGGTAGCGGTATATAAAGAGTTCTATGGTTTCTACCTTTAAGTCCTGTTTGAAAAAATTCAAGTAACTTACGTTCTGCATCTGCAGTAAGTTTTGCACCTTTTACAGTAATAATATAACGAGGCACTGCTTTGTTTTCAAAATAGTCTAGGTTAAAACGTTGTGCAAATTCATCTCCTGCAAGTGCATTTTTTGCAGACATAATATCTGGAACACCATAATAAGTATTTGAAGGAGAAAATACTTTAAAATGAATAACTTCGTTTGGTTGTGGGTCTGTACCAATTTGATCTGGAGTTTTTGTATCTCCAAAATTTCTAAAGAAGGTGTATCTGTTGTATACAACCTGAACAAAGCCATCTCTGTGACGACGTATACGCATTGTTGTTGCTGGAATATGACCAATATAACCAACTTTTCCTGTTGCTGTTCTGCCTACTTCAAGGTAGCCGTTTCCAGTTGATTCCAAATCAATAAAAACTTTTTTCATATTTTCAATAAAAGAATCATCTGAATTCATTGATTCTAGGTAATTTCTAAGGTCTTCTTTTGCTTCTTCAAGCTTGTTGCGAAGTTTATCTAGCTTTTTAGGGTTTTCCATTGCTGATTCAACTTTTTCTTTTGTTGCCCAAGTTTCTTCAAATTTATAACCAAGGCCAACAACGTTTGCTGCTTTAGCATTTACAGCTGAATGATGATATGGGGAGATATCATAAAGTTGTGCAAGGTACAAGATATTGTACGGAGGCTGAACAATTTGAAAAAGGGAATATCCTGTAAGGTCAAGTGGATCAAGTTTTTTAGATTTAGCATCTTGAACACCAGTAAAAGATTTTTCTAATCTGTTTGCTCTACGACGAAGGTTATCATTAATGCCTTCTGATTTTTTAATTTCCGACCAACTTATATTAAATGGGTCATCAAAGGTTTCCTCAGATTTTGTTACAAGGTTAAAATCATCACCATTATAAATACGTGTTGTGCCATCTTCATCATCTTCTGCAACTTCTAATCTAGCCAAGGTTCATCTCCCGCATTTCTTTAACATATTCCATCATTGCTGGTAAATCTTGTGGGTCTGGGACCAGCCCCATTTGTGCTCTTGCTTTTTGTTCTTCAAGCTCTTCGTCTGTAACAATTCTGTGCCCTGAAAAAAATAATGGATGCCCTTCATTTAAGCCATGGTGCACCGCTGCATCTTTTAATTTTTTAATTTGTCTAATGTCTCCACGAATTGAGGGGATGCTTAATGTTCCGCCATCTTCATCACGCACAATAGAGCCATCTGGCATCTGCCAAACATAAACACCATAATTTACTTCTTCTACAGGAGTTACTTTCATAATTAAATTCTACCATATCAATGCTATAAAGCTCAAAAAACTACTCTTCTACTGCCACTTCTTCCCATTTATATGTATTTACTCTACGCCATTTGCCATAAAGATTGGGTTTTGGGGAACCAATATATTGTTGTCCCGTTTCCATATCAATTAAAAGCCATTTTTCTGGACATTTAGTATGTATAGTTAAATCAATAGCTTGATCAAATTCTTCAGCTTCTCCGCCATTTGTTAAATTTCTCAAGCTTATTCTTCTACCATGTCTTTAAAAAAAGTTTTTGCTAATTCTTCTCCCTCTAGCCCTGATTCTTGATAAACTTTTAGCTTATCTGGACTAAATTGAGGGTTTTCTTTTAAAGGAACCATCCAAGCTTTTATTTCTTCCACAGTTCTGCCACCAAGTTGCTTGTGATACTCTGGCGTATCATATATGTGGAAAGTGCCTGGATTATCTATTGTTTTTAATGAAAAATTAGAAAAACAATATCTTGTCCCAGAAACAACATCTCTGACGCCGTGGTTATATGGATCAAAAGCACTATGAATTACTATATCGCCTTTTTGTGGTTTGTATTGAAAACAATCTTTAGCAAAGTCTTCGTTAGTAGTTTTTAAAGTTCCATCTGAGTTTACATTTGGGTAAAAAATTTCTCCACCTTCAAAATCACCAAAATAAGCACATACACCATAATCTAATTCACAACAAGTTTTCCATAAATCATTTTGTGAGAGTAAATGACATTGGCCTTTTCCTGGGCTATCCGAATGGATAAACATTCCATCATCTCCTGGCTGTACACGAATGTATGCATTTTGTGGATGAATAATCCAATTTGGAGCAAGAAGCTCACCCATAAATTCCCACAACTCAAGTGTTCCTGGTACTGCAGGTGCAAGTTTTTCTGTATACCAACTCATAAGACCTTGATCATATTTTGGATTTTCTGCAGGCAAAGCATTCAGCCCACTTTCAATTTTTTCTATTAAATCTTGTGGCACTATGTTTTTAAAAATAAATATTCCAGATTTTGTTCCGTAGGCGTCTACAAATGGAGACACATTTAAACAATCTTTTCTGTCATAAAAATGCATTTTGCACCCCTTAATACATTAAATTATATCATGAATTTGTTAAAGATTAAATTTTCCATGCTAAAACTGTTGACATGTATCTATCACCGTTAATAACAGGTTTTACTTCGTGTATAAAAGGAGTTTGAGAAGGAAACATAATAAGGCTACCCTTTCTCGGCTTAATGGTTATATTATGGTCTGGGAAGCTTATTTCGCCCCCCTCATAATCTTCGTTTAAATACAAAACAAGAGAAAATGCAAGATCTTCATTTCCATCATATCCATCAGCATGTGGACCCATGCTTGCACCCATTTGCCATTTTTTAATTGGTATATTGTTTGTTTCTAATCTATATTGATTTCTATCTAAGTCTGGATGAGCATTCATATACCTGTCATAGCACATCTCAAAAGCCATCTCTAAGCTATTATAAATATAAAGGGTTCTTTGATCTGTTTTTTCATCCCCGCAGCCCCACTTAGATTCATTTTTATTAACATTTTTAGTAGCACCATATATTAAATCTTGGTTGTTGCTTGCTAGCCAAGGTTCCCACGAAGAAATAGCTTTGTGAGATAAAGGATTTTTGTCTATATCATTAATAAAGCCTACAAGCTCATCGGGATAACTTACAACATTATCCCAATAAATAATATCTGGATGCAAAGCTGTGCCATCAAACATAATATATTGTTCTTTACCATTCATAAACTTTTGTTTCATATTAATTCTTTCTCAGAAATTTTTTCACCTTGTGGAGTTAGTCGTTTTCCTTCTTCACGAATTCCTGACCATTCTACAGCTTGTTCTGCTTGCATTGCTCTTACTGCAGCAAGTTCTTCTGCCCAAGCATCTCTGGTAGCCTGGTCATATTCTGATTCTTCTCTATCATCAAAAAATGAACCTATGGTATATCTATTTGATTTTTTTACAACTTTAACTTCATGCATGTTTTTATGACCACCATGAAAAGCAGCAAGCATTCCAGTCTTAGGCAGAAATTCTAGGTCATGCTGCGGGAAAGAAAGCTCCCCTCCTTCAAAATCATCATTAAGATAAAGAAAGGCTGCATAACGACTTCTTGTAAAAGCACCCATTACTCCTTCATTTGAGCTATTATCTGAATGCAATGGTGCAAAAGCACCTGGTTCCCATTTTTGAGAGTGAAAACTAATTTTAGATAGTTTTGGTTCTGGTACGCCAGCGATCTCAGCTACAACATCACGAAATCTTTTATACAAACTTGAAAACCAATTATTTGGCAAATCAAATTCAGCCAAAATTGGATCATTGTCTTCAGGATAACCAGAAGAATAAGATTCATAAAATGAAATTGGTTTCCAAAAATCTGGACGAACTTCATTTAATTTGTTTAAAAGAGCAATAGTTTTAGAAGCTTCTTCTTTTGTAATAAAATTTTCAATTAATATAAAGTCTTCAAGTGGCATTGTTTTATTCATTTATTGGCAATCCTAACTTTTCTGCTCTAATTTTTTGAGCTTCTGCAAATGTAATTTTTGTTCCATTACTTAAGTAAATCATATTTTCATCATCTTCTTTTTCAATTCTTGCCCATTCCATTTTTGCCCATCTGTAGGCACCAATAGACCTTTGTTTTTCTAACCATTCATCGGAACCAGCATAGTTTGTCATAACAAAGTTTCTTACAAAATATTTATTGCCGTTAGCAATCTTTTTTACACCATGGTAATAAGGGTCTGTTGATGGAAAAACAACTAGGTCCCCTGCTTTTGGTTTATGGTTAATAATATTATTATCAATATAGAATTCCAGATCCCCGCCATCATAATCATCATTTATATAAAATGTCATTGTTGTATGGAATTTATCTCCTGGCATATCACGCTGAGAAATAATATAATCTGTATGATATTGCATTGTCATATTATTTTCTAAACCATCAATTTCATCAAAATATTTACAATAAGAATGTCCACTATAACGAGCATCATCTGGAAACTTCAAGCCTGTATAATTTCTGTAGTGTGAGGCTGCTTTATCGTAAGCAGACCTTAGCTCTTCATGAAAAGCTTTTTCTTGGTCAAACATTTCTTCTAGCTGAGCATCATTTAATTCTTCACCATATTTCATTTGAGAATAGGTTCCAAATTGTGCCCAAGGGGTCCATTGTTTTAAAAAGTATTTACCTTCAGAAGTTGCCTCTGACTTTTTAATAATTTCATAAGACTTTTGTGGGTCAGAAAGCATATTTTTATATACAATAACATTTGGGTAAATCTCATCAAACTCTAAATCTTTAAAATCATCTGTAAAAACAATCTCAGCCATTATTTTCCTCTTTCTCAAAAAGTTTTTTATATTCAGGATTATCAAATCCACCAATAAATCCCTCTGGTGGTTGTTTTTCTCCTGTATGGGCCATAATAGTCCAAAAGAAAGGAGATGTAAATCTATTGCCAGATTTGACTGGTCTTACGCCATGTGCATAATATTTGTCGCCAGGGAAGAAGTATGCTGCTCTTGGCTTTGGCTTAAACTCTATTCCATGTTGCGGAAAATACAATTCCCCGCCTACATAATCATCATTAAAATAAAAAAGCCCAGCAATATCATACCAAGGAAAATCATTTGGTCTTCCTCTTTCTTCACCAATATGAAATTCTTTATCAGCATGAGGCTCTTGTCTTGCACCCACTGGCCAACGTACGATTGCTGGTCCTGTTGCTTGAACATCAACATTAAAAAATTTATCAACTTCAATTTTTAAACGAT